CAGGTGCAGCTTGACGCTATCAAGCACAATAGGGCCAGTAGGAGTGAGAGAGGAAGCGATAGCGGCCGCACCAGTAGCTCGCATTGGTATTGCTTTTCCTAACATTATTTACCTCGTTTCTTGTCCGTCTTTTTGTCGGTCTTTGCAGGCTCAACAGGTTCAGCCGGAACTGTTGCTAAAATTACTGGCGTAACTACCGCCCTTTCGGCCTTTGGCTCAGCCATTGCCGTTTCGACAACAGGTGCCTGTTTCTTGGGATGCTTCGGGGCCGGTACTTCCTTGGCAAATCCGGCGGCAATTACGCGACGTCCTTTAGCCTCGTCGAAGGCTATAGTCATTCCCGGCTTGCATGAGCGAGACCATTGTTTGATCATGCGTAAATAAATCTTCATTTCTATTACTCCTTATAATATTTCTTTATTTCCAGACATTCGCCGGCGGCAAATGTTTCTTCTGGTAATCAGCAATCGTCTGATAGATTGGTGTCAGCGACTCGTTCGGCCACGTCACCATTAATTCCATGTGCCCTAATACGACATGATTGGCCGAATACACAGTCATTCCAGCCTGCTCCATCTTCCGCCAGAATCCGATATCTGCATCAATCCGCCCAGCTCCCCACTGACCGTCAGGGGCAGGTTGATCGAGGAACCACGGGTGCGGCAGCTTCATCAGCGAACTGACTCTCAAAAGCGTCAATCCAAAATGACCGGAATATATCCTTGTAAGTTCCTGTTTTAGTTCCGGCTCCGGAATCCATTCGCGTAACTGACCGGATTTCGTCTTGAGACTCAACAGTCCCTTCATCCCGCCACGCCCAACTTGCAGAGGAACAATCGCATCGGCTTCAGGGTGCTCTCTCATCAGTCGTATAAGATTGCCGACATCCTCCGATGTAAATACTGTATCGTAATCGACAGTAAGTATCGCGTCGGCACCAGTATCAATCTGAGTCTGAATCCCACGCTCCAAACACTGGCCCCAGAATGCTCCCTGCATCTTGATTATTGGCACGTTATGAGGAACTACCGACTCAAATACACAAAACAGATTATCCATAAAGCCCAGACGTGGTACACTCATCACCGCCGCGACGTTAAGTTTCTCTTTATAACCAGAGTCCTCAGTCTTTGTCATCGCATCACAACTGGCGTTCTCGGCCCCCGTTTTATTGCCGTAAACAAATCCTCGGCACTCAGCTACCCCTTGCGGCTTCCTCGTTAAATACCACGCCTTGAGTCCCTTAAACCCAACAGACTCGACCATATTACCTAAACATTGCAGAGTGGGAACCCACCAGTTGTTCTTATTGCTCCCGTATTGGTCGGTTGGGTAGAACTCCGTGACCATGTCGTTGTTGGGATATCCTTTATCCAGGCCACCTCTGTATGGTGAAAAGTTATCACATATCGCCGATTCGATATAAATCTCGCCGTCGCAAATCTCTGATATTATCTCAAGTGCTTTAAGGGGATGCTTCAAGTGGTATAGCGTACCGAAGAAAAAGACGACATCAAACCGGCCAAGTTGTTCAATATCGTAAACCGACATTTCGATTCTACGCACCCATTGATTTTTATCATTATGCCAGTACATCAAGGGCTGGTTGTCTTTTGGATCAACATCACATCGAACAAACCCAAACGCCTCACGGCAAAGGTCAAACGTCTCCCATTTCGGCCGCTGCTCAGGAGTCAATGATCCGAGGTTGTCGCTAAAATCATCTATCGCCACGACCTCTTTGGCTCCGCGTTTCAATGCCTCCCACGTCCAGTGTCCGTCCCACGCCCCGATATCCAGTACCCGTTTGCCGGTAAGGTCATCGGGAATACCGTACTTGGCAGCGTCTATCGGTGCCCATCCGGGCGTAACTATCCCATCCGGCAGCTCGATCTTGTGATACCAATACGGAATATCCGCGACTCTCTGGGTTAAGGTTTTGATTTGATCTTCCATGCTTTTATTCTCCCTTCATTCATCAGTAAAAATACTCCGGCCCAGCTAACTTTCTGGACTGGGCCGGAATATGCCTTTCGTTATGCACTTATATTGAGGCGGCTTTGATACGCCACGGTACTATTCGTCGCCACTGCGATTACTGGCATTGCAGGGCCATCTTGGGTACGCGATAGCATCGCAACCGCTGACAGCGACCACGTCTGAGCAGGTGTTACCAGAAGGCCGAGATACCGCATACGACCCTTCAAATCGATATTGAATCGGAAATTTGAACCAACCGGAACCACCGTACAAGTTGACGGCGTTGGAAGGACGAACCCAGCCGTCGCCGATACGGCCGCAGCACCAGTCAATGCGACAATCGCCGCACCGTCAGTGTATGCCGTAGGCAGGACGGTATCGGACTCCGAGACCTGAATGAAAGTCACGGCCGTAGCGTTAGTAGCTGTATTGCCATTGATGACGTCTATTGTGCAATAATCGTAGCCGAGGGTATCAAGCCCTGCCTCTGTAGTAGAAGCAGCAGCGACAGTACCAGGGGCGATCATGCAAACACATTTTGTATCAGGAACCATTATATATTCTCCTTAATCTTTACTTTTTGTGACCCGTTGGCCCCCGCAATTTAGGAGCCAACGGTTCTTTCATTTAACTACTCTTAGGTAGTGCCTAACAATCCAACTACCGGGCCGCGAACACCAGCAGCTCCGCCAATATCGTGATTGTTAATACAGAACCGCTCAATTGCCCGAACAGCAATCTGGTTATACTCGAAGTACCTGTCCACGGATTTTGCAATAGTAATTCCACGTCGGCTTCCCAATGTGGAAGACATTGAATAATCGCCGAAGAATAGCATTATCACGTTATTCAGTGTCGCAGCAGGCTGATCGACGGTAGGCATAGCACTCCATTCCTCAATCGGATAGCCCATATATTTGGGTATTGCAACACCGTCGGCGGTTTCTCTCATCGAAGCACCACCGGCCGCCTGGAGGAGTCGGTCGAAAACAGCCACTTTAGCAACGGGCGAGCAATGCCATTTTGCTCCTCGACGAGCATACAGCGGAAGGGCTGCCATAACATTCGTCAAATCTGCCGTATCAATTTCGTCCCACTCGTCACCTGTCGCAGCGGCCTCGACATAACTACCAACATGAAGACCGTCAATCATCTTGGAACGAATGCCAAGCATCCCGCCGTGAGTAGCAATGCCAGTACCATCAATGGCACAAAGATCCTCTTTTGTCGCGAAAGCCAGAGCCATTTCTCCGGCCACAGTGTCGGCTACATTAATAATAGCATCTTCACTGAGACTGCCACTGATTCTCGTTAGGCATCCAAGCTCTTTAGCTGTCAGCTCTACCTGATTCCAGCTCATGTCGGACTCAGTTATCGCATCAGTTTCACCAACGAAATAAGCATCCAATCCACCCGCCCTTCGAGGAACAATGGTGTGATCGGATTCCATCGGTACAATTCTTGCGTTTCGACGGGCTGACCCATACTCTTCCCGCAAATTGATAATCGCAGTTTCCATCGTAGTAGGTACAACGTAACCGCCAGCGGCGTTTACGCCCTCTGTCTGGACACGCATTTCAACGCTATGGTCACGACACCACTGTTTGGCTTCTGCATCATCCAGTATCGTCGCCTGGAGCCATTTGCCTGAGTAATATGCGTCCTTAATAGCATTCGGGCCCTTGAACGCCCTCAACTGGCCGTGCGAATACATACCTGGCACAGGTACAGCAACTTCAATCCTACTACCATTAGCTGTTTCAAGCGGAACTTTACGCTCAGCTGGTGTAGTCAGCCGACCCTCTTGATCTTCAAGTGCTTTAAGTCGCTCGGCCAGCTTCTCACACTTTCTCGCCTCTTTCAGATGCTTGTCAAAAGCCTCCGCCTCTTCCTCTGTAAAGTCCCGATTCTCCTGGCCAGCCAGTTCTTGAAGTGCCCTCGATGCTTCGGTTTCAAGTCTAACCTTTTCCAATAATTCTAACAGTTTCATTTAATGTCTCCTTAATGAACCAAAAAACCAGATACTGCCTATAGTTTTTTGGTTATGTTCTTAATCAATTCCTTTACATTACTTCATTTTCCGGAACATCGGCCCGGCATCGCAGGTCAATCTTTGGATAACCGTTGCGATTTAATTTCATTGATTTGATCGACTACTCGTTTATGTATACAATCGGCTTCTCTTACTTTTCTTTGGATATCGAGCCGCTTTTGTCGTTTTGTTTTCTCATCTGCTTCGAGTTCATCTTCTGTCTTCAACGGGACTTCCAGCTCTGTTCGGACTTCCGGCTCAGTTACTACCGGCGTTACGTTCTCATTCAGGACACGCTCCAGCGAACGTGCCGCTACCGTTGTGTCGGGATACGCCGGGTAAGTTACCGGCCCAACATCAAATAACTCATCTACACGAACGATAGTGCGCTCGACGCTGCCGTCTTTAAGATACTTCCAGTCGTCCTCTGATGTCGTGAACGAAAAACTGCACCCAGTTATATCCTTCCGCCTTATCTCTGTGACCGTATCGCGGCCTGTCGATGTGTCTGGCGGGTCAATCTCGAATTTCAAACCAACTGCATTGCTATCCAAGCGAAGCGTACCGCTCGTCGTGCGGCCAAGCAGTAGGTTCGGGTCGTGGTTCTTCAGGGCACGGACGTCTGACTTTGCTATCGCATCATCGAATGCTCCCTTGTCAATCTTCTCTCTGAACCCGCCCAGGTCCAAAGACCACTTATTGAACTTCGCTGCGTAGCCGGTTATTTTGGGCGACTCATCGTCTGTCACCCGTAATTCGATGTCGTCAATAG